AAGCCTTGGCTGTCCTCGACGACTTCAGAGTCAAGGCCATAGGTGCCAATTCCTGCCGACTTTGACAGCAGTATCTGATTCGCCAACGCGGTGTTATCGCCAGCCGTAGCACCTGGCAGCCGCGCGATGACTTCAATCGAGTGTGGCGGCAGACCATTGCCGTCGGTCACATCGCCGTCGTTGTGAAGCACGATGCAGCCCGTGGTAAGTGGCAAGTTGGTAAGCACATCGGCTCGAATTGCCGAGGCGGTTGCACTCCCAGAGGTAGCCAGTTCCTCATTTCGCTTCAGCCGTAAGCTAGAATCCGTCTCAGTATCGGTTCCTACTTCGCCGTCAGTTGGGTTAGTGATCGTATTCCAGCCAGATAGCGGGACGGCTATTTCGGTAAGTGTCCCTGCTAGTGCCTGATTCGGTCCGTTGGTGGTAGCGATGAAATCGATATTAGGAACATTTGCCGGTGCACCGGGGTTGTCCACCTCATCCACGTTGGTATAGAGGATTGTTGTGTTGCCTGCGATGCTCGAAAACATCGTGCCCGGTGCTGCGTTAAAGGCTGTGCCAACATTCACCGTACAGTCGGGCACACGAGTAGGAGTTGCCCCATCTCTTATCGTACCAGTGAGAAGACACACGGAAGTAAGCTGATCTCCGGTGGCCGTATCTGGATCCATGCCGTTATACATAGCCGCCGCCAACTGCCATAGTTCAGATATGCCGCCTGCATAGATGCCGTTGATCATCCCAATCAGCGAAGTAGGCTGCACATTGAGCGCAGGGCTTATCTGGTTAAGTTCCTTGTCTTCAACGTCAGCGATGATCTCCGCTGTCGTCTTCGCGAGGAACCCGGTAACACTTAGTCCGGCCATGCTATTGAGCTCCTACGATCAAAGGTGCAAAGTCAGACGATTTTAAGATCGTCCCGTCTGATAACGTCACGTTGAAATCAATGCGAATGGCTCGATCAGATGGCGTGGTTAGACTGAATGAGTTTATGCGTGATACTCCTGGCGCACCCTGAACGATGGATCGGAATATCTGGCGCACGATAGGCAGCGGGGTTTTCTTGCCAAGGATAGATTGAAAGTAAGGAACCCCTTGACGCTCATCTAGGAACCACTCGCCCTGAAAAAACAGCATGGAGATCCGAAGATATTGCGCCACATCTTCGCGTAGAGAGTTTGTTAACCGCACGGTGCCATTCTCGAGATACAGATCGCCCGCGATTGGGTTTTCGGAATCTAGCGAAAGGGCGATCTTGATATCCGTGCCAGCCATTAGGTAGCCTTCACGTTAGAGGCGGCTACGGATGAGTTAAGCCAGGTCAAATCCGGTGTTCCGGTACTGCCGCCGCCTGTTGTAACTCCCGTATGCTTATGAAGATCATAGGCAGATTTTATATCGCCCAGGGCGTCTAGGACCTTATTCGCCAGTGCCACAAACTGCGCGCCGCCGCCGAGCAGCACCTTTGAACCGTCGAGCACCACTTGCGATGCACTGGTGCCGTCCTTGCCGATCACCATATTCGTATCGCTGGCGTTGCTTAGCGAGTCGTTGGAAGGAAACACGCCAGGAATAGCAACCGCGCCGTCGAGCGTGTGCATACCTAGGTCGCCCGGATCGCCACGGTTACCCGTTGACCTCCAGTTGCCGATGCTGCGTTCGGAAAACACCAGCAGCACATAGTCGCCAGCCGAAATTGGTAGCGTCACCATGAAGCCACCGCCTCGAGGGAAACACACCGGCACACTCGACAGCTTTGGCAACGGTTCCGTAGAATAGTTGTCCTGTCCGTCTGGTAACGCGCGATCTAACATCGGCTGTACGTCCACCGTTTGCTTGCTGGCGTTGTATGCCTCCACCTTTGCAGGCATGGCAGTATGAATATCTACCTGGCGAGAGTCTAGCGCGGACATGAGGAGCTCATACTCTGTTACTTCCTCAACTCCAGTTATACTCACGATGTCACCTGTTTACGCGCAACCAGTTCACAGCTCCATTCGTCGCCAAATGTCTGTCCGGTGTATTCAACTTCCGTCACAAAGTAGGGACCATTAAAATCAGAACTTTGCAGATCGATCTGACGCCCTGGGGTGAGCCCTGGAATTAACAGGGACTTCAACTTTATGATCGTGGGATCTTTGGGCTTTATCGCCTTGGCCTTGGTTTGCTTCGCGCCTTGCTTGAACTGCTGCGGATCACCAAGGGACACCGTGGCATCGATGCAAGACTTCGGGGAACCGATAAGCCCGGTATTGGGGCTTAAAACGATAGCCTTTTCGCCTGCTTTTTTGCCTAACGCTTTTCCCTTGGCGAGCACCTGCAACGCTCCACCCTGGATGCTCCAGGTAAGCCCGGTTGATTTCAGTATTCTATCTAACTGATCGGCTGCACTCCCCGATGGCGTAAAGGTTCCGCTCCCAGGTATAGAATTTCCAAGTGCAGCAATGGTTGCGTCCTGCTCATAGTTTGCTACGTTGCCGAGCCCGATCCTCATGGCGTTGGCGCATTCTTTTACGATCGTCGCAACAGAGGTTCCGCCCTGAAACGACTTGTTGATCCTCGCCTCGCGATACGCCCTGCCGCCGTCGTCTGCGCTGATTGTAGTTTTTACGTCAATATCCTCACGACCAGAGGAAACATCCCTGGAATCGCCGCTAAAGAGCAACCAGATATGGCCTACATAGCCAGCCTCGATCTCGACGTGGACGCCTGAGATCGTACCGCTTCCCGTAATCGGCTTATTCCGCTTTAGGAGCGATGCCCTGTTGGTATCGGATAGGTTCCATACTGTGAGCACGCACGGGTTAGGCTCTTTCTTGAGAGTTCGCTTTATCTTGAACTCGATATCAAGGTTGCTCACATCCAGGCGATCAACGATGACGCGCCAATCACGGCGAAAAAGCGCATTGTCTGGAATCGCCATTAGGTAGCCGCCAGCAACGGATCGTCCGCTGTGAAGTACATCAGCAGAACGCGCGATCCTAGGTCGGTTGAAACCTGGATATCTTGACCCATTTCAGACGTATCAACGCAGACAAGCGCACCAGGAGGCAGGCGCGGATCAACGTACCTGCGCAGCAATGGGAACGATACGACAAGCGCGATCCCGGTAGCTAGTTCGTTCTCATCCTGATCGAAGATGTGCATATACCAAATGGACTCGCGATCACTCCAGATGAAGCGGAGCACATACTCGATGCCGTCGAGCTGGGTAATCTGCTCATAGTCCAGTGACGTAGTTTCGTTATTAATTATTTCTACGCTCATCAGCCACCAAAGCCCTGGATCACTTTTCCTAAATTCTTAAGCGCGTCTCCTATATCTTTGGCCACCGTTTGGGCCTGCTTTTCTTGCTTGGGCGTCGGATCTTTCGTGACTACGTTGCCGCGCTTTTTCTTCTTTGTCTTCGGAGCGGTAGCATCCACTAGTTCAGTGGTGACAATCCGCAGTTCCTTAAACGAAATCTGATATTCAATAGAGTTGGAGTTGATGACGTTCCGAGGGGTAGAGAAGTCCTCGATAGCCATGTTCTCGTAAGTGGCCAGCGAGGTAACGACGGTGAAGATGCCGCCGCCCAACGCAGCCTCAACTAGTGCGCCATAAACCGCCTTGACGCGATCTAGCTTTTCATCGTCGAAGCCAAGAGCCTTGTACTTCCTGCCGAGCTCGTCTGTAAATTCCTTGGAATAGTTACCCGAGAAATCGGCAACGGTAGTGCCGCCTAGTCCACCGGGTATGCCGCTCAATTGCTGCGGGATCTGCTGCTTGTCAAAGATTGGCGTGTTTGTCGTCATTCCACGCAGCACCAACTTGCGCGGCAGTGGCCGAATATGATCGGTTACGCTTGGGCCAGTTTCCACCGGATGATCGGTGATCGTCGCCTGGGCGCTGTGCTGCTCGTCAATCGACGCATCAAGGATGACGTTGAACGTCTGATCGTTCAGCGAATATGAAAGAAGTACACTCACGGCGAACCGCTCCGCTGTAGGCGAGCCTTTGCGCGCCGCCGATCTTCCATGGCCTGATTAACGCCATCCACGACAGCGCCCTTAACTGCCGCAGGGTTCCCGCCTGGGGCGTCAATGTTGATCTCAAAATTACCGATCTCAGTCGGTCCAGCCATGACGCCCTGACCGGCTGGCAGCATAGGGGCTGGCATCGCATTCCCTTCGGTAAGGCCCTTTCCGCCAAATGTAGTTCCAAGTCTACGCTTGACCGTATTTAACCAGCCGATGCGCGCAACTTCGGTTGATTCTTCTTGTTGTTCATTCGATACCTTGGCCATTAAATCGCCAACTGCACCTCCAGCCTTACCGAGTAATTTAAGAAGTCCTATGATGATCTGAGCGATGATCTTAAGTTCCGTAAATAGTTCCTTCGCAAAAGGAACAGTCCCCTTGACTGCTTCTTTAATACCTTCCCAGGCAACGCCAAGGTCTTTCACGAACTGAACCGATGCGCCTTTACCGAGGAGCATATCGATGAACCCACCGATCACAGACTTTTTGCCTTCAAAGAGTCCCACAATATCTTCAACTGCGATGATTAGCAGAGCGAAAGCCGCAGCCAATAACAGAACCGGAGCAGCCGCAATCAGCATTTTGATCGCAAAGAAAGAGGCTATCCCCCCTAATACGGCAAAGGCAACCTTAACGACATTTGTACGCCTAGCAACATCTACGAACTTCACTATCAAGCCTGATACTACTTCGCTGATCTTGCCGAGGATCGGATACAGCTTACCGGCGATTTCCCCGCTGAGAGTACCGGTGGCTAGGCTTAGACCGGCTTGCTTCTTTTGAAAGTCGCCAGCCGCCTTGATGGCCTCCTTGCTCACTCCGCCGCCAAGTTTGTGGTAGAGCTCGATAAGTTTACCTATGCCCTCTTCACCTTCGCTGAGCGTCGGCAGAATAGAGCGATAGGCTTTACCAAAGAGCTTCTTTGCTGCCGCCGCGCGCTTGGCCGGATCTTCGATCTTGCCGAGCGCCTTTGCGGTATCGATAAGAAGTTTATCCGCTTCTTTGATCGTCCCGTCTGCCTGCTTTACTTCTATACCAAACCCGGCGAAGTCCTTGCCGCTGGTAGCTGCCTGAGCCTGCAACTTCGACATGGACCGAAGTAGCTCATCAGCATCGTCTCCCATGGCCCTAGCGGCGAACTGCCACGCCTGCACCTCGTCGGTGCTAATTCCCATGGCAACGGCGGTATCGTCGATCTTATCGGCTAGCGCAGCTTGTCCTTCGGCAAATGCGTAGACTTCTTTGACGGCAAGCGCAGCGGCAAGCCCACTGGCAACCGCAGTAACCTTACCTAGAAAACCCTCTAACCTGTTTTCGCCTTCCTTCAGTTCTGAGGTATCAACCCCGATCCCGAAGATCGCTAGAATTTCACGCAGACCGCTAGAGGACTCAGCCATTGCGGAACCTAGACTTAACGCGGGCCTCATCAAGCGCGTCTAGCACTTCGTGCGCCTCTAGCACATCGTCAAGGCACCAATGGCATTCTAGCTCGTGCTTGGTAACCGTAAGATCGGGGTGGGTGAGTAGTCGATACATAAACCATACCTCACCACTTACGTTGATTGATTCTGCGTCTGGATCCCTGACACGGCGTTGGTTCCCCGCCGCATCAGGTCGCCGAAAAAAGATCCGTAGTTAACCTCGATAGAGAAGGCGATCCAGTCGAAGAACTCAGAGTAACGACCTGCGAAGTGTAGCTCCTGGTTTTGCACAACCAGCGGGATCATCGCATTGTCGTTTTGGTACTTGGAGGCAGTGCCGAAGGTCTTAGCGAAGTAGGCCAAGTCTTCCTCGGTAAGCACGCCAGGAAGCTGCTTAATGGCCGCAGCGCCAGCCAGGGCCTTGTTTCCACCTTCGGCTAGCAATGCAGACAGCACCGGGGAGGCGAGCTTTACGAGTCGCACGAGTGCCTTTTGGCCCACGCCAAAGGGCAGCGGCGTAACCTCATAGAGAATGCCGCCGATCTCTTTCGACTGCGTGCGTTCTTCCAAGCCCATCGGTTACCCCTATCGGCTAGTTTCCACCGTCAAATCGCTGGACCTTGGCGAGCCTGATCTGCCATTCCCTGGACTTGGCCGTGCGATCCATGGATACGTCTGGAGCCTTGACGATCCAAGCCTGTTGAGCAGCGATCTTGGTTCTGCCCTGAATATCGGTAACGGCAAACGGCACAACGCCAGCGCCGTTAGGGGCGGCTAGGTCGGTATTGTAGATCCCCGACAGCACATCATTGGATGATGAACTTTGCAGCAACTTGATCGTTGCCGTTGCCCGGTTGTCGTTAGACTTAGACCGTGCAACCTCGCCGTC